AGGTGGCCACGGGGCCGTAGGCGCCGGAGGTGGTGGCTTCCTGGAGGAAGCCGATTGCGTTAATGCTGGGGTTCGTGGCGATAGTGAAGTCGCTGGCACCTGAGACGACTACGAGCGTGCCGCGGGGGAGGTCGGTGGTGCTGGAGTTCTTGAGGGGGATCTCGTAGCGGTCGGGGCCGACACAGAGCCAAATGTTCCAGGGGGCCGCGAAGACCCGGAACATGGGGTCGACGGGGTCGGGGTTATACCAGAAGGGCGAGAGGCTGGGGTTGGGGGTGCTTGTCGAGACGGCGACGAAGTAGAGGCCGGCGCCGGCGTCTGAAATGTCGACGTTCGTAAGCGTGGCCTGGTCGATCAGGTCATGCAGCGTTTGGGCTGTGACCGTGGTCGTGGACGCTATGGTTGTGCCGCGGTGGAGGTTTGCCATGAGTTACGAACGCCAGAGGGCGGCGCCGAAGAAGTAAGCGGGCAGGGTGGTGTCTCCTGAGTCCGACGGTCGCATTGCTAAAGCGAAGACTTTGCTGGTATTCGTGGCCCCTGGGCTGTGCTGCCACTGCCCGGTGGCGGCATTGAGCAGATAATAAAATTTCCGGATGGTGTCTCCTGCGTCCACCACGCGGGCGGGAGCTATGCCTTTCATTGTGAGGCGTAGCATGCTGGTGGCGTTGGTGGAGCTTGAGTCGCTGAAGGTGCCGGTCTGGGTGCCAATGGGGTCGTGACGGGCTACGCCAACGGAGTAGGTGAAGTCGCAGGCCAGGGTCACGCCAGCGGAGCCGAAGATAGAGGCGAGCCAGCAGCTGCCGCGAGCGAGGGAGGGAGAGCGAGAAATGAAGCGGCGAGTCTCGAGGCCGCCTGGCATGAAGATTGCCACTTGGGCGCCGGACTTCTGGTGGATCAGGTACTTGACCTGGGCGTATGGGCCGCCGGTAACGACGCCGTCGGGCTCGTACTCGTAGGTCATGACGCCGGCGGAGGCGCCGCTGGCGGCGGAGAAGATAGAGATGCCGAGAGGGCTGCCGAGGTCGGCGGCCGAGACGCCGGAGATAATGGCGCGCCGGACGAGGTCGTTGAGGTCGTTTGCGGAGACGACGTCGTTGGTCTGGAAGGTGTGGCCGCGGACTATGGAGACTGTCATGGGGTGAGGTCCTCGATTGCGCAGCCGAAGCCCCAGAGGATTCCACCGGTGCCGGAGGTACCGTTGAGGGTGTTGACGCCGAAGATCAGCTCGCGCTTGGTGGGGGCGCCGGCCTTGAAGGCGCCGCCCGCGGAGTAGTCGACGAAGAGCGGGCTGCCGACGGAGGCCTGGGAGGCGCTACCGGAGAGGAGGACGGCGTCGGGGAGGAGGCCGGTCCACATGCACTTGACGAACTTGGAGGCGGCGGCGGACTCAAGCGTGACGAAGAGAGCGTTGTCGGGGCCGCTGGAGGCGCTGTACTGCCAGATCTGGGGGAAGGCGCAGCCGTCGAAGATTATGTATTCCGTGGTGCTGACGCTGTGGGGCTTGCCCATGAACATGGGCGTATAGGCGGAGACGGCAGTGTGAGTGAAGCACATGATCTCGCGCCGAGGAGTGCCGTAGAGCCAGGCAGAGACGCTTGCAGCGGTGGCCGAGAGGAAGGCGAAGACAATGCCTTCGGCGCCGGCTGTGGTGTCGTAGTGGACGGCTCCGCGGGCGAGCGTGGGGCGGACGGGGCCGTAGGTGTAGAAGTTGAGCGTGCCGAGGTCGAAGTCGCTTAGAGCGAAGCCGCTGACGGTTGCGGTGTCGACGAGCTCGTTGAGCTTGGTGGGGGTTAGCTGTTCACCCTGGACGAAGCTGCGGCCGAGGGAGACTATGGGGGGCATTAGAGTCGCACGTTCCCGTACTTGGGGTTCTGGGCGAAGGCGCCGCAGCGGAGGGAGATTATCTTGAGGCGGGCGAAGCTGTTGGAGTCTTTGATGCGGAACTGGATCTTGTAGCCGGGACGGACTTCGCGAAGCAGGCGGCTTCGGTTGAGGACTTTACCTATTGAGAAGCCGAAGGGGAGCTGGACGGGGAGGTAGGGGTAGCCGTCTTCGGGGTTAATGTAGAGGTAGTCGAGGTCGGACCAGCTGTCGTCCTCGTCGACCTTGTAGGAGATCGTGAGGGTGCAATGTGTGGCGGCCGACTGAATGGCGAGCTCGATATGAGACCACTTCTTCTTGTAACGGAGGCCGGAGCCCTGGGGCTGCGCCGTGTCGAAGGTGAAGGCGCGGGTCTGCTCCTCGTACTGAATGGGCTGCCCGAAGGGATCGCTGAGGCCGACGTCGGTCTTGTAGACGTGGTAGCCGTTCGTGGCGCCGGAGCCGTTGGCGCCGTAGCCGATCTCGGTGCCGGAGGAGGAGCCCTGGAAGAAGAAGGAGCGCTCGTTGCCGATCTTGGCTTCGGCCCAGGAGGAGACGTTGAAGTCGAGCTCGTAGAAGGAGTCGCGGTTGACGTCGTAGGCGAGGACGAAGTTCGGTTTTGTGGCGCCGTCGACGGGAAGGGAGAAGTAGGCCTTATCGTTCCAGAAGGCGGCGACGGTGCGGTGTGCCTGCGCCCAGTTAATGCGGTCGATCGTGGGCTGAATGCGGAAGGAGAGCGGGGGGCCGGCGCCGCCCTGGGCGTCTGTGAGGCTGCGCTTGAGGGAGCGGATACCCTCCCGCGAGAGGAAGAGGAGGTCGGCGTTCTCCTGGCCGGGGGTCCAGCAGAGGGCTTGCGTGCCGACGCAGCCGGTATTCAGCGAGATAGGTCGGAGGAGCGACTTCGTGAAGTCGAGAGAGTTGGCGGTCGTGGGGTAGTAGCCGTCGGTGGCCCAGTAGATCTCGAGCTGGTAGATTGCGCGCTCTTTGAAGAGCATGAGGCGCGGGGTGCCGTCGCGCATGGGGACGATTGCGACGCCCTCTTGGCCGTCGTCGGGGCCGATCTGGACTGTCTGGCCGTTGGAGAAGTCGCGGCCGTCGAAGGGGGCGGACCAGAAGAGATAGTCGGGGCCGGAGACGCCGGAGTTAAAGCCCCAGAGGCGGGACTGGAACCAGGAGATGGAGCGGGGGCGGACGGCGAGCTCTGTTACGCTGGTGGCGTCGGAGAGGAAGGCGTCGACGGCGACGAGCTTGGCGTAGGGGAGGGAGACGTTGTCGGTGACGGCGACGCAGGAGGCGAGGTAGAGAGTCGGGAGTGCCGCGCGGCCGCGGCCCTGGAGGCCTAAATAGAGCGTATTCGCGAAGGAGACCTGGCTGGCTCGGCGGGTCCAGACGTCGTCGTTGCCGGGAGTAGTGAAGAGCTCGCTGCCCCAGTTGCCTGCGAGGAGGCGGAGGTCTTGCTGGGGGGCGTGGAAGGCATGGAGGCCGTTCGGGTTGCCGAGGCCGGCAGAGCCAATGGGGTCGGGGCCGAGGCGCTTCTGGCGGCGGCCGGCGACGGTGGGGTCTATGTTGAGGAGGCGGACGGCCTGGTCGGGAGTGAGGAGGTGGGACTCCGTATTGGTGACGTAGCCCCCGGTCACATAGTTGACCTCTTCAAGTAGGAGGGGGCTATCTGCGGTGTCGAAGGGAGAGGGCATTACCAGTCGCCTCCGTAGGCGTCGGGGTCGTCGGGGTCGATCCAACTCTGGGGGATAATGCGACTGTAGGGCTCGTCGAAGTTCGTCTCTTTGTGGGCCTCGCCTTCGAGGAGGCGGGTGGCTTCGTTGGAGACGAGGGCGGCCTTCTGGTCTTGCTCGCGCTCGCGGTGGTGCGTGGCGATCGTTTCGGCGACGAGGTAGTCGAAGGGAATGCTGGGGTGGGGAGACTGCTCGTCGAGGACGACGGGAGGGACCTTGTAGCGGAAGCGGAGCTCGAAGAGGGTGCCGGAGGCCGGAACGTAGAGGAGCTGGAGGCGCTTGAAGTGGGAGTCGGACTCGTAGCGGTTGATATAGGCGAGGTGGCGGAGGGAGGCGCCGGCGTCGAAGACGAAGAAGTCGCCGTTAGAGTTCGTGACCTTGCTGACGGAGATCAGGCGGGTGAAGAGGGTGGAGACGGTGACGGGAGAGGTGCCGGTGCAGGCGACGCTGACGGTGGAGAAGCGGTCGGCGAGGCCGGTGCCGGAGGCGCCGCTGTTGGAGGCGATGCCGTTGAAGCAGATGGACTGCAGATCGGAGGCGTGGGTGGACTGGAGGACGAGGTAACCGGTGGGGTCGGCGAGGGCGGCGACGGTGCCGATCTTGTCATAGGCGATTGTGCTGCCGACGGTGCCGTCGACGTAGACGGCAGTGGCCTCACGGTCCCAGTCGCCTTCCCGGTTGACGGGGAGGCGGAGGGTCTTGTTGATCAGGTGGACGATCGTGTCGACGTAGTGAGGGAGGAGAAGGTACTTGGTACCGTTGGCCGTGAGAGTGATAGTGTCTTCCAGGCCTTCCCAGGGCTGGCGGCGAGAGTATTCGCGGATTGCCTTGTTGACGAATTCAACCCAGCGAGAGCGGTAGGCGGAGTCTTTGAACCCCGTGCGGAACTCGCAGGCTTCAATGATTTGGGCGAGGGTGGCCATTAGGTTTTCGCAAAGAGAGCACTCCACTCGGCGGCGAGGGAGCTAATGTCGAAGCGGGAGAGGGCGCTGGTGGACATTTCCTTACGGTAGCTGTCGAGGTCGGAGCCTTTCTCCATGACCTTGACGCAGGAGGTCACGAAGCCGTCGGCGTTCTCGGGAGGGAGGACGCTGCCGAAGGTGACGGTTTCGGGGAGGGCGCCGGTGTCGGAGCAGATTGGAATGCAGCCGGCGGCCTGGGCTTCCATGGAGGCCATGCAGGAGATCTCGGGGAAGCGGGTGGGGTAAATGAAAATGGAGCTGGAGGAGAGGGCGGAGGCGAGGGCTTTGTGGCCGACGCGGCCGTGGAACTTGGCGCCGAGCTTGTCCATGGCGGTATAGCACTCCTCGGCGTAGTCGAGCATGTGGCGCTCGTCGCCGCAGTCGGAGAAGTGCATGTACTCGACGTCAGCGGCGCGCTGGTAGTAGAGGCCGGTGAAGCCGTAGAAGACGTCGAGGCTGGCGGCCGGGCGGATAGCTTTAATGCGCTGAAAGAGCTGGAGCGTGTAGAGGAGGCCGCGGTCGGCGGAGGAGCAGTAGACGAGCTTGTCGTAGTCGCGGGTGGGGGCGGCTTCCTTGAAGTCCTCGGGGGAGATCGCGTTGCGGGTGACGATTACCTTGCCTTCGGCGGGGGAGGCCTTGAAGGGCTGGCCGTGGAACTTGGACTTGACGAGGATTCCCTGGACGCGGGAGAGGCGCTGCGGGGAGGCGTAGCCGGCGTCCTGGACGTCGTGGCAGTCGAGGAAGATCTTGCGAGCCTTGAGGGGGAAGTCGAGGAAGCCCCAGTTGCGCCAGACAATGATTACGTCGCGCTTGAGGGTGGGGTTGAAGGCGCTGACGGGGAGGTAGCGGACGCCGTCGAAGGACTTGTAGGCGTTCTCGGGGTTCGGGTGGCCGTAGACGTCGACCTTCCAGCCAATGGCAGCCAGCGACTTAGCCAGGAGAATGACCATTTTCTCGCTGCCGCCGATCCCGGACTCGCAGGAGAGGGGGTCCCAGTGCTCGACCGTGGCGCCGCAGAGGAAGGTAATGGAACGCTTGGGCTTGGTGCAGGACTGCTCGAGCTGGAACTCAGGGAGGACTTTGCGGAGCTCGGGGGAGAGGGAGTGGATAATCTGAGCGGTGGTTTCCCGTGACGCAGCATGCGCCAGAGTCGTAGAGATAGCGTGGGAGATAGCCTCACGGTTGGCCCAGGCACTTGTTTCGCCGAGGAGCTCCTTCGAAGCGGGGTTCTCTGGACGTATAGCGTGCGCGAGCTTGGCCTCTTCGACGGCAGCGGGGACGTTCTTGAGCTCTTTGTGAGCGAGGCTGGCGAAGACGGCGGGGTAGTAGTCGTAGGAATTGGGGTCGACGCTGGTCACCTGTTCGACCGGCGGAAGGGAGCGGCCGATACCGGTCCAGAGGAGAGCGTCGCTGTAGCGCTTGAGTTCGTAGTAGGCCCGAGCGACGCCGAAATAGGCGCGCTGGTCAGAGGGCCAGATCTTGGTGGACTGGAGGAACCAGTCGATTGCCTTCCAGGGGCGGCCGCGGAGGAGGTGAATGTAGGCAATGTTGAGGGCGCAGGAGAGGCGGTCGTCGCGGGAGCCGCTGCGGCGGAGGACGATCGAATACCACTTGACGGCCTCGCTGAACTTGCGGAGGCCGCGGCAGGCGTTGCCGAGGTAGTACTCGGTGCGGGGGTCCTTGCGCTCGCCCTCGGCGTCGTAGGCGTTGCGGAGGATAGCGTAGTTGCGAATGTCGGAGAGCTCGTGCGCGCGGCCGTGCTTGTGGATAATGCGGCACTGCTCGAGGGGGCACTTGACGATCAGCTGCGGGCGGCCGTCCTTGGGGATCAGGGACTCGTGGCAGCGGCCGGCCCAGACGTAGCCGTCGCGGCGGACGACCCGCTCACGCCAGAGGACTGTGGTGCAGGCGCCGTCGGCGTCGAAGGCGTAATCGTAGGGGAGGAAGAGGGCGCCGTTCTTCTCGTCCTTGAAGAACTCGAGGCAGTAGTTGCGGAGGTCGGAGCCGCCGCGGAGGACGTCGTCGCTATCGATCCACATGACGAGGGCGTTGGCGGCGGCGTTGGTGCCGATCTGGCGGGCGGCGGCGAAGTCTGCGAGGAAGCCGTCTGCGAACTGGGGGTTGTCCTTGATCGTGTCGAAGTGCTCGGGGAGGAACTTCTGGACCAGGTCCCGCATGCCGACTACGTTGAGTTCGGGGTGCAGGAGGACGAGGGCGCCGGACTTGCGGGCGGTTTCAATGGTGGCTCCGTTGTCGGTGGAGCCGGTGTCAACAACGATAACCTCGTCGCCGAGATCGGGGCGGAGGAAGGGCTTGAGGCTGGCGAGGGTTTCGGTAAGGGTCGTGGCGCAGTTCTTTGCAATGAGACAGACAGAAATGCCGCTATGCATTCTTTCCTCAGAAATCGAGTTTCAGATACAGACGCTTAGAAGGCCGCTTTTTGATATGCAGGTCAGAGGCGATACGACAGATAAGCTGATAGGTGAGCTGGTCGCGCCAGACGTCCTCGATACCGCAGTGCTTGCGGCAGACGTACTTAATGGCAGCGTAGAGATGGGCGGGCAGCTTACAGTAGGTAAGCAGCGTCCCGTCTGCAGAGAGGCCGGAGGGCTTGACGAGCGACTCAGCCTCGTCCTTGACGAGAGAAATGAGCGCCTCCCAGTGTTCGGGATAGCGCTCGCAGTATGCGGAGAGAGACTCAGTAAGGACCCTCTCGAGGGCTTGATTCTTAACTACGACTTCCACGGAAGGCGCGCTTCTGGATCTTGCCGGCGTCGAAGTAGGCGATCGGGTTGTAGACGCCCGCGTTGATCAGGCTGCGGTCGTTGGCTTGCTGTTTGCGGTAGGCCGGGACGTGGATATCGTTGACGAATCCGTTGCCGGTGGAGGTGGTTTCGACTTTATGCGCCATAGGTTTTCTTCAGGTGATAGAACCAGGACTTGACGTAGTCCTTCGCCTCTTGAACGGGCGAGGGATTCATGGAGGTGCCGGGATTCTGCTTGCGGGCTTCCGAGAGTTCTTTCTCGAGGGAGGCCGCGCGGTCGCGGGGTTTGAGGTTTGGTTCAGCCATGAGTGAGGTAAAAGGCCCAGCCGGAGGCGGCGACCGGCTGGGCGAGGAAAGAGGAAGGGGATTAGGCGATGTTGCCGACGAAGCCCGTGCCACCGGCTCCGGCCTTTTCGCTGCGCACGATCAGGGTGCACTCGCCAACGAGCATGCGACGCTTGCGGTCGCCGTCGAGGCCGAGTTCCATTTCCTGAACCGGACGGAGCCAACCGACCTGGAAGTAGTCGGGATCGATAGCGATCCACGAGTTACCCTGGAGCGTGGGGCTGGCGGACTGAAGCTGGTCGCGGCTCTTGAAGAGAGCGAGCGTCCCGATCTCCGACTCGTAGACGTCAACAATGTTGACCTGACGCCGATCCTCGCTCGGAATGAAGCGGGTCGTGTTCGTCGTGAAGCCGTTGATCGTGCGCTTAATGCGCATGTTCGCGTACACTTCCCGGAGGTTGACCGGATTGGCGTACGTGAGCGTGACAATGTCGTTGAAGACTTTCTCGGTAAGCGTGGTGCCGGAGCTCGCCGTGAAGTTCGTCGAGAGCCGGTTGAGGAAGCCACCGAACTGAGGGGCGACGTTCGTGTCACCGGAGACGGCCGAACCGCGGTGCAGGGCGAGCTCGATATCTCGCTTGAGCTCCCGCATTTTCTTGACCGCCTGGTAGCCGAGCATGTTCGCCAGGCCGGCGTGCGTGACGCTGAGCTGACGATTCGAGACGTGGTAGTGCTTCTGGAAGTTCTGGACAATGCTGAAGTTGCGGGTCGGAACAGAAAGGGCCTGATCCGTGGCAGCCGCGCCCTCAGTAAAGGCGTTGTCGGCCGCAGCCGAAAGCGTATCTTCCAGATACTCTACGAAGCCGGCCTCGACCTTGAGGGCGCCGAGGTTGTTGAAAAGAGGCGTGTCGCTCGGCGAAAGATTCTCAATGAAATCGAGCAGATCTTCGCGAATGCTGCCGCCCTTCTGATTTGCGGCAGCGAATTCATTGTAAGTAAGAAGAGGCAATGGATAACCTTTCGGTTACGCTCGACCCTCGCGGATCAGGTATGCCCTGAAGAAGTCCTCGTCTCTGCCCGTCGTGCGAGCATAGTGGAGGGCCTGGGTCAAGCGGGTGGCTTGGTCTGGGGCGGTGCCGTTTCCGTCTGGCACTGAAGCGCCGATTCCAGACATAGCCTCTTTGCGCACTGAAGTCGGCGAGGCGGCCGGTGCCTGAGCGCGAGCGTCACTTACGGAGAGTCCGCGCGCCATGAGAACAGCTTTCTTGATCCCGAGCGGGTCAGTCTGTAGCGACCGGTCCCGAGCGAAGATCGATTGAGCTGCCTGGCGGAGTTCCGGGTTGTTAAACACGTCGGGAAACTCGCGTTCGGCTTCGAGGCGAGCGACGGTGTGCGCTTGTGTGAGTGCAAGTTCCTGTCGCTGCGCCTGTAGAATGTTGGCCAGTTCTGCGCGCGAGACAGGTGCCTCATGGGAGGGCGGAGCCTGAGTCGGAGCAGCACCGTAGGGATCAAACGGCTGGCTGGAGGGTGCAGGAGACGCATACGGCTGCTGGAACGCAGGCTGAGCGCGGAACCCTTCGTCGAGGCGGCGCTGAAGGTCCAGCACCTTCGACTCGAGCGAAGCGTTGAGCTCCTCAGCCGAGCGGGCCCGGCCGTAGATACGATCGATCCTATCCTGAACGCTGAACGAGTCCGCCGTGGGGGCGGGAGTCGCTTGAGCGGGAGATGGTGCCACGGGGGCCTGGACCTGGGCTGCGGTAGGAGGGAGAGGAGCCGGGGTCTGAGCCGGAGGGGGCGGGACGTACGCCACGGGAGTGGCAGCCGAGGCGTCGGGGAGGTCCAAGTTATTCTTCTGGTACTGTTCGAACTGCACCTGAGTGAGGCCCTTGTCGACCGCGGAGACGCGGGTCTTGAGTACAGGGGCGTCGTTCAGATTCAGCTGCTGTGTGCCGGTGGGGAGAGGGTGGTCACTAAGAGGCATTCGTTACTCCGTAGCTATAGGGTCGGAAGTGTCGGTCTGGATCGCGCCCGAGTCGGAGTACACCGCCTCCGAAGCATTGAAGTGCAGGGCTGCCCGAATGGTCTGTACGAGGAACTGGAGAGCGTTAAGGCCGCCCGCTGAGTGGCAGCGAGCTTGGTCGGTCACGTTTGGTGACACGACGGCCGTAAGGAGCTTCTCGCGCATGTCGTCGATTACGAGGAGTAGCGCTTCGAAATAGGGCGTGTCGGCGAACTGCTTCCACAGCAGGGCCAACTCCGCGTCCGCCTCGCCCGGCTTCAACATTTCGAGCCGAGCCTTCAACTTGCTCATTCACCCTCCACTGGTCGTTGTGCGTCAGGCTGCTCCATTTCCGGTTGAGCGCCCGCATTGAGCGAGGCCTGAAGCTGGGGATTCTTCTGTAGTTCTGCGGCCGCCTGTCTAAGTACAGTAAGTTCTTGTGCCTGTTCCGGGCTGTTGAGCATGCGCCTGGCCCACCTGTAATCGAGGAGGAAGAGGTGCCACCGGCGGAGCTCGAAGGGGTTAATGAAGCCCGACTGGTCTTGCAGGTAGATCTGGAGAGCCTCGCGCGCATGGGCGAGCTCGAGGGCGCGGTTCGTGTTGGCGATCGTGCCGGTGGGGATCAGCCGGAACTTGCGCGCTATGTCAGCTTTCTTGATCTTGATCGGCTCGCGGAGAGCGGTCTCGGCGCCGAGCACCTTGACGAAGACTTCCGAGGGGCCGAGCTCGAGGAAGAGCTGCCAGATCTTCGTGTGGAGCTCCCGCATGGAGAGCTGGAAGAGCATGGTGTCGAGAGAGGCGACGGTCTGCTGAGCCTGGAGGCTTACCTGAATCTCAGTGGCCGTGCGGGCCTCGCCGCTCTGGCCGCCAATCACGGCGTCGTAGGAGCCGACGTAGTCCTCGCCCGTGGTTCGGAGGAGCTGTTCCTCGTTCACGGTCTCGGGCCAGGAGCCGCGATCGTGGAGGACGGGCTGGAGGCTGGCGCCCTGGGGGAGCTGGAGGACGGTGCCGGGGACTACGCGGAAGTTCCTGGCCTTGAAGCCGGCGAGGAGCTGCGTCTGGTAGGTCGGCGCGTTCCGGATAGTCATGCCGTCGAGGCGGCAGTTGTGCTGAGCGTTGATCTCTTTCTGGATACCCTCGAGCATGGCCGTCACACCGCGCGAGCTGTAGAGCCGGCGGCGGGTCTTCTCGAACTGGAAGACGACGAAGGGCCACTCGTTGAAGGGGGCGGCGTAGGGGCGGGTTGCCAGGTCCGTCATGGACTTGGGGTGAATGTAGCTGTGCACCCGCTCGCGGAGGCCGTCGCCGTTGTGGTCGTGCCAGTGGAAGACTTCCCACAAGAGGACGTTGTCGACGTCTTCCTCGCCCCAAATGCGCTCGAGTTCGTCCTGCTGCTGCTCGTCGCGGTAGAGGGAGCTCGAGGCCACAATGCTGACCTCGTTGCCGACGCGAGGAGAGCCCTGGTTCTTCTTCGACGCGTCGAGGATATTGCGGTAGACCTTCTGGACGCTGCCAGGCCGGAAGAAGCCGTCGGCCTCCATTTGCTGGAGTTTGCGCAGCGGAATGACGTGCTGGACGACGACCCAGTCGGCGTTAGCCGGGTCGGTCGTGCGGTTGGGCAGGACGATCTGGACGGGGTCGCGGTCCCAGATTGCCGGGCGGTCGCGGACGACTTTCTTATAGCTCAGCTTGACGAAGGTCTCGCCGGCCATAATCCGCTGGACGGCCTGCTGGAGCATGGCGACGTTGTGGGCGTCCTGTATGTTAATCTCGTACTGCTCGGCCAGGAGCTGGAGGACCTTGTTCGGGTCGATCTGAATGGGCTGCCCGGTGGCCTGGTCAACCTGGCCTATCTCGGGGAAGAGGTCGGGGACGTTGACGACCCGGCACTCGTACTCGGTGCAGTAGTCCCAGCCGACCTGGACGAAGGCGAGCCCGCGGTGGAGAAGGCAGTCAAGCGTGTAGGCCAGCGTGTCGAGGGCGGCCATTTCGGTCTTGAAGAGCCAGTTGTAGACTTCTTCGGCTTTGCGCTCGGCGTCAACCGCGGCCTCGTCGTCACCGACGAACTCGACTACGGGATCGGGCTCGACAAGGAGCCGCATGAAGAGCGGCTTGAGCTTGCGGATTGCCTTGTCGATATAGGGAATGTGAATGTTGCTGGCGCCCTTCCAGGGGAAGGTGCGGGGGCGGCGGATACCGTAGCGCAGCTTGGTGAGATAGATCTGGTGCTCGAGCCAAGACTGGCGGTTCTTGTCCGCGGTGGTGGCCTCCTGGACGAGCCGGGTGATAACAGCCTTCGCGCTGGCCTCACTGTCTCCGAGCGACACCGAGCCGAGTACGCCGAGGGCTAAGGGGTTGGGGCGGTTAGACATTGGTCCAGAGGTCTACAAAGGGAAGATCAAGCTGGCGCCAACCACGTATGGCAGCGTCGGCGGGGTAGAATTCAATGAGCGGACGCGATAAAAGGGAATCGATATACGGGTCGTTCTTGCCGGCCTCGGTGAACACTTTGTAAAGGTCTTGCCGGTCGAAGAGGTTGTAAGAGCCGTAATCGAGAAGGGGAGTTTTAAGGTGGTGGATGGCGCCAGAGATAATGTGCGAGTCGTGCAGGCTGTCGGGAGCCTGTATCATTCTCTGGCCGCTCCAGCGCTCGCCCTTGGAGTGTCGCCACATGATTGGCGAAACGTGGTGGCGCTCGGCGTTGAAGGTGTTCGGGTTGTCCCAGAAGAAGATAGAGCGCGCGAAGAGGAGGCCGAGCTCGCGGTCGTGCAACAGGTCCGGTATCTCAGCGTCCGCGCAGGCGGGATCGAGCCAGCGGTCGTCGTCGGCCAGGTAGCACCAGTCGATCTTCTTGACGAAGCGCTCGGCGGCGTCCAGGTGGACGTTCAGAGGGTGGAGGAAGTTCTCGCCCGAGGGGCCCACAAGGGGGCGGGGGGCTTTGACAACCAAGAGATCCGGCCCGGCGGAGGCATCGAGGAGAGACCGCACCTCAGCTGACGGGCGATCTGCCATCACTACGATTCGAACTTCGACGCCGGGCCAGACCTGTCCGTAACGACGAAGCTCTGAGAGCACTATCTTGAGGGTCTTGTCACGCTTGTGGCAGCGGACAAGGGTGCAGAGGACGACCTTACTGTTTGATTGATTCACTGGGGAGCATGCCCGTGCGGAGCATGTTCTGATACTTGATCTGGCAATCCAGCTGGGCCTCAACGGCGCGGGAGGTCTCGAGCGAGAGCTCCTTCATGCCGGCCTTAAACGAGAGGCCGAGGATTAGGGCCAAAACAATCTTCTCGAGGCATTTGGCCGCCGTTTTCATTTACTTCTTGGCTTTCTTTTTCGGGTAGCCGGCGTGGGACTTGCCGTCCTTGAAACAGAGGTGGACGTACTTGTCGTTGGGTAGGGACTTGGTGCGGACGCGTCCGCCGGAGCTGACGCACTTGTCGAAGTCTGCGGGCATGAGAAACACCTCGCCCAGTCGTCGTCGGAGACGGTGCTGGGCATTGCTACGGAGAAGCTGCGGTTGAGATACTGCAAGGGCTATTTGCTGGCGCAGCCGAAGAACGCATAGATATCAGGGCGGGTCGTTTTCATAGGACACCTGAGGGGGTAGAAGTTTGTGCCGCCTTCCATTCCTTCACGGCGTTGTCGTGGGCGTGCTGCATGTCCCCGAGTTTGACCCCGGCTACAACGAGCTCAGGGTCGTCATGCAGGTGGCGCGACCAAAAGAGGTGCTCGCCACTGGCCATGCTGGTTCCATAGTGCCGAGGGAGGCAGTCTTTCTGAGGCAGGAACCAGATCTTGTGTTTGTCGCAGAGGTCGTTGCAGGGGTCGTTGTGCTTGCCTGCAGGACGAAAGTTCAACTTGGGGGCGTGGTCCTTGTCGATCAGGAGGTACCAGGCCCCGGGGCAGTCGTGGTGCGTGAGGTCGAGCGTCTCTGGGTCTCGCGTGCAGTACTCGGCCGCGACGATAGGACGCTCGGGCGTGCAGAGGTGGGAGAGATTGAAGGCCCGGCCGGGGAGGAAGTCTGCCTCGGTGATTATCGTGAAACGCTCGGGGCGGCGGAGCTCTTCCTCCCATATGCTCTGGAGGGCCTCGGCGTGTCCGAACCACCCGGGGTTCGACCACCAGTGGAGGGTGAACTCGTCTCGGTGGCGGTAGGCCCAACCGTTCCAGAGGCCGCGGAGGCGGTCGTGGCGGACCCCTTGAAAGACCTTGATCAGGTTGACGTTGATCTTACCTTCGGCCATGTATCTTGTGGCAGTTCGCGCAGAGGAGGCGGAACTTGGTACGATCTTCTTCGCCAGCAATCAGAGCCCTGAAGAGCTTCTGGTGGTGGCGCTGGCGGCGTTCTCGGGTGCCGCCGCCGTGAATATGGTCGAGCTCAAGGACTCTCGTGTCGGCATGTCCGCAGGTGGCGCAGCGGCCTCCGTAGAGGCTTAATAGCTTTCTACGCTGCTCCCGAGTTCTCTCCGTCGAACTGCCCTTCACTTTTGATTCAAAGCTGGAATGTTTGTTTGGCAGGCGCGCTCCAGCGTGGCGCCACTCTATGAAGGTCTATTTCCCTTTAGCTTTTCGCCATACCAGATAGCCGCCGGCTACAGTTGAGAGTCCGGCGCCAAGCTGGGCCCACATGTTCCAATTGAGTGGGTTGGCGAGGAGGCCGAAAATGCTCTGCGTGATATCATCACCCGGGGCAGTGATAGACCCCGTGGGCTTCGTCGTGAGAAGCTCGCCGATCTTGGCAATGTCAGCGCAGCCAGCGACGGCGCAGATAAATAGCACAATGGCGGCGAAGCCAAAGAACCAGGCGAGGGCGCTGAGGGCTTCGCTTTCTTTAGACAGCGTACGTCGGGAGATCATCGTCGTCACCTTCACTGAAGCTCGGCATGTAGCTTGGGCTGTCGTCCAAGGCGGCTCGAGCGGCACCGGAGACAGCGATATAGCGAACTACGTCTGCGAAGTCCTTGTAGTCCTCGGAGCGCTCCTCGTCCTTCAGGCCGTCGTCGGCGTTCTGCTTCGTCTTGATCGTGTAGAAGCTGAGGGCGGCGGTCGTATTGAGGCAGGAGGCGAAGACGTATAACTTAGGCCTATTCGCCGCGGTAATGGGCTCCTTGGCGTTGTAGCTGAGGAGCTGGCGAACGCAGCCTTCGCCGTAATCGAGGCGGTCGTTCAGGTTCGTGTTGAGGTGGATTCCGTAGGGCGCGAAAAGGTCCACCCAGGAGGAGACGTACTGACCGCGGGTAACGTCACGTCGTGGGGCACTATTGGGATCCGCCAGACGTACCGAAATCTCTCGGTCCCCGTCGAGGTCCCGGAGGAGCATGGCATAAGCTCGTACGTCCCGACTATCACGTCTGATCTTCGTAAAGTCCGAGGTCGGCCACTCCTTGAAGATATAGATATCGCCCCTGGGGGCGACCGCGAAGTAGACGATGGCAAACGGCCGGGCCGAATGAGGATCAACCGCCATTCCCGTATACCAGTCGTGCGGTATGGCGAAATCGTCTACGACGTGGACGTCCGGATCAAATTGCGGGTAGACCCGGTCGAGGAGGTGCTGGAAGCGGCCATAGAGACGAGCTTCCTTTTCGACTTCAGCGATTGCGGGGTCTTCGGCGAAGTCTTTGACGGCCTCGGCAGGCAGATACGTGTTATCAAAGATCGAACACGTCCAGACCGCGACTTTCTTGTCGTCGGCCTTGCTGTAGAGGTCTTTCCAGATCCAGTGAGCGTTAGCCCCGAGAGGCGTGAAAGATAACCAACCGCGGGCGTAATTATCAACTCCAGCACGGCGTAGCCCAGTGAATACGCGGCGTCGGACAGGTTCGTCGCAGTGGAACCAGTGGACCGCGAAGGACTCGAAGGCCAGGGCCGGCTGCTCGTCCGAGAGGAAGTGGATCTTGCTGCCATTCTTGAGGATCATGTCCGCCGGGGTGCCGGCGTGACTTATGTGTTCCGTCTCTATCGCCTCCCCGAGGAGCTTGCGGAGCTTGACGGCCAGCGTTTGGCCGACCCCTTGCCGCATGGATAGTCCTGTCACGACTACACCGGTGTTTGGAACGGGTACCCTGACCCCCGCACCGGTAAAGCAGATAGCTGCCTCGGGGAGAGACTCCGGCCGCTTCCACCAGGGATTCGGCAGTGGAAGGCCCATCTCGCGAAGGACCCAGGGCCGGTAGCCGAGAGCGAATGCAGCGTCCTCGGCGCAACCGTGTTCTGTTTTGCCGGATCGGTTGCCTCCGCAGAAGATCCGAATGTTGGCTTTGTGGGAGAAGAAGGGAGAGACTTTGGGGATAGGCTGGAAGAAGTAAAGAGGCGCTTCGGATTTCCGACGCTCGAGCTCGGCAATGGCGCCGAGTTTCTTCTCCAGTTCTGCCCGCCTGAGGTCCAATTAGATTGTCGCCTCCAGGTGGCTCGGGTGCAGCCCGGCTTTCTCGATCTGAGATAGGGCCGATTCGTGAGCCAGGCTTCGACAAGGAGCCTCTCTATCAAAGGCGACATACGCCCGTCCCTTAAAGACTCCCGGAGTGGCGTCGGAGCAGCCGGCGTTAAACAGACGCTCGCCGTCCTCGTCCGTGAAATCGGTCTCGTCCAGAATCACAATAAACGAGAATGTCTTCAAAACCGTTTCCCGCTCTTACACCAGTGTCTGACGGCGCTCGCGAATGCTTCTGCGTCGTCGAGGTTTCTGATATTGGCTGCCGGGGCGGCGTAGTATATGAAGTCGCCTCTCTTGTCGAGACCTACTGGGAACTGCATTTCTCCGGTCTCGGAGTTGAGGATCCCGTGGAAATCAGCCTTTAATTCCTTCATTATCGCTACTATCTTTGCCCTCTCGGCCTCCGGCCACACCCAACCGTCGCTCTTTGAGTCCTGCGAGTCGCTCAAGTTCGTCCAGACTATAAGAGGAAAAGTTGTTGATCTGGACGTTTTCGCCAGAGACTGAGTTGCTCTGAACCTTGAAGTCCTTGTCGAAGCGCTGGAGATATAGTTTCAGCGCCGAAACGGTCTTGTCGTTCAGCGCCTTGTGGAGGAGACGGGCGTGAACGGCCGCGAGCGCGAGTTCCATGGTGCGCGCGGAGTTCGCAACGATCCATTTGACCGCGTCGGGCTCTTCGAGTATGCGGTATATGTGCGACCGCGAGACGCCAGACTTTTCTGCGAGCTCGAGGAAGGAGGTCGCTTGCGTCTCGAAGAGGGTGGTCGAGAGGGCGCGGTGGGCGGCAGTGGGCTCGAAGTCGTCGGCGATTGGGGAGGGATCGCTGTTTGCGACGGCAACGAAGCGAGCGGCGGGGAGTGGAAGGGTTCCTGGGCTTTTAGGAGTTTCAAGAACTCCGCCCAGATCTTCGTCGCTCCGAATTGGCCCGTCGGTGTTTGCCACCAAATGCAAAGATTCCTATCGCAGGAGTGAATGCATACCCAGAGCTTGGCTTCGGGAGCGCCAAGCCGGGCCTGTTCCAGGCCAAGAGGGCCGTCGCCGATCCGTTTAGTGCACTTGCACTGGATCGCGACGGGAAGCCAGTGAGTTACTGGCGGGTGGTCCTCGCTGAAAGGTCGGAACTTGACTCCGACCTGGAGATCGACGCCATGCGAGTGGCCGTCATATTCGAGGACGCGGGAGCATTCGTAACCTGCTTCGCGGAGTTTGCGCGCAGTACGGCGCTCGAAGCCGACACCCTTCTGCCTGCTGTACAGTCCCACACAAGTCCCATAAGCCTAAGTTTGGCTCGAAGGACGTATTATAGCAGGTTTAGATCAAGAAAGCAATGTATAAGTTATGCTCTATTTAGCAAGCCCGAAGGCTGTCGTGGACGTGCCCCAGCGCTCCAGGGGGCCAATTAGGTCGACTTCACCCTTGATATCTGGGCAGACAGCCCGGAGGCCAGAAAGCATGCACTCTTCAAGAGTTAGTTTTGCCTGTTCTGCTCGGTCGGGTTCAGCGTCGATAAGGATGCTGTCGTGGATGCCGGCGACGGGGTTAAACAGGGACCTGTCCAGGCGGTGAACCCGAAAGAGCGCCCAAAGCGACAGCTTGAAAGCGTCCGAAATGAGGCCCTGGAAGGGGGAGTTGTGGGCTTCGGTGTATGAACAGCGGCCTCTGATCCGACCTGTAGGTACGGTTGCAGCAGATCTAAACAGATCGTACCGAGGATCAAAGCCGGGCCGTAGGCGAATAGGTAGCTTATAAGAGCCACGCACAAACATGCCAAGGCGACTGTTAGCAATATGAGGAATCCAAGCTTCCGAATCAGGGTCGCGCCAAGCGTCGAGAGCGGTGATAAGCGCGCTGAAAGAAATGCCCAGGTTGCGTGCAGCGGTCTCGAGGCGGGTCTTGGGGTCTTG